TAAGATTATGTTTTACTTGAGAAAACACAATCTTACCATAAATCCTAGGATATTGACATATGATTCTCTCATGCGAAGGAGAGAGAATACATATAATGGAGATGTTGATTACTTAAACACCTCTGAAAATCATTATTCCTTCTGGTAAAATCGCCGTGTGGGCGTTAAACACCTCCATTGTGAAAAGGTTTACCGTTAGTCTGTATTTTAGTGGTTTAGTGGACTAACAGGCTGCTTTGGAGAAATAAACTATGCATTCAAAATCTCAGTGTATTTGTGCGTTCACTGGGAGAAATTTTTGCACAGCCGAACAATTAGATCATAAAGGGGATGCATCTGTTCCTAATAAATCAGATGATATTTCTTTGGCTTCATTAGAAGTCAATAATCAAGAAGTGATTTCACACATTTTTAGTGTAATCACAACCAAAAATCCCAAGCAGGATATTGGAGAGAATGTTGCCAATAAGGTGTGGTTTGACAATTTTGTTAAAGTAGATTCTGGAAATGTAACATCAGGAGTTGTCCTACTCTTTAAGCCCTTTGCTCTGTATAGAGCAGTTACCTGGGTCCAAGAACAGTTGGAACAAATACTTTACAATAATGCTTTTAGTAGATTCGGAATGAAGTGCAGGATTGTACTTAATCCTTCTTCTTTTCATTTTGGTTATGTACAAGCAGGAGCATTTCCTTGGCTCAAGGATGTACCATTGTCATATATGTGGCCAAATGGTACATATGTAAATTTACAGGGTATGGAAGTTGATCTTTCCTCAGGTAGTGTTTTGGAATTTGATTTGCCATGGCCTGGAGTAGAAAGTTATGGCTCTCTCCAGTCTACTTCCATATCAGGCATTAGTGAACAATATGATGACATATGGTCAGTACAGCTGGAAGCACATTTTTCAGCTTCTTTATCAACAGCCTCTAGTGTTATCCCGTATACTATTTACGTGGCTCTGACTGAGGTAGAGGCTTGTGTACCGTTATGGCATAATTCACCTGGAGAAGCTATCGTATCTCAGATGGAAGGGCAAGAAATAGTGGTTGCAGAACCATACTCATTGTCTACCACAATGGTATCTGGAGTGATGGCAGCCACAGCTTTGGGGCTTCCAATATTGTCACACATTTCCAATGCAGTAGCTTCATTTACTTCGTCTGTAAAGGCAGTTGATGGAACTGTAGGAGCAGCTAGGACCGTGATGGAATATGCACAAAGGTCTAGAGGAGGTCCTGGAAAAGCAAAAGAAGGGACTCCTGGAGTTGGAGATGCACCAATCGGTGTCGTACCCCCGTTTACAGGACCTGAACCAAGAAGGTCATTTTATTTAGGGTCTTCACCAAGTCCGTCATATATTGATCCTAAGTTTTTGATGGACGATGAAGTGAGACACTCCATGCAAAAGATGTTGCAAAGACCATTTTTATCAAGTAGATCTACTACGCCTATGGTAGTAGGAGACAGCTTCCATTTTCATGTTCAACCGTGGCATCAATTGTCATCAACATATTTTGATTACATGGCTCTGTTTTCTCGGATGACAAGGTTTTGGAGAGGATCAATAAAGTATTGTTTAAGAATTTATTGCTCACCACTCACAACTTGGAGTATTAAATTGTCACTGCAAATGGACACTAGGGCGAGTTCTTCAGGTTCACACTATCCTTACTTCATAAATAAGGTGTTGGAAGGCAGGGGGACTACAGCAACTAAGTTCTTAGTACCTTTCTTGTCCACAACGTCATGGAATTCAACTACTACTTCCTTGTTTGATAATCTTGACACAGGAGTTTTTAGTGCTGTTCCTAAAGTTACTGTAGAAGTCTTGAGCATTTCTGATGGAGGAGATAATACTCCCTCTGTGTTTATGACTTTGTGGCGTAGTGCTGCCGAGGACTTCATGTTCGCTGGAGTAAGGTCTATCTTAGCCGATTACGAGGCTGCGCCTGAAGCAGACGAAAAACGTGATAATTCCAGGAATCCAGGTCCATGGAAGCAAAAGAAGAAAGTGGTGTCACAAAT